GCGGCGTACAGCTACAGCCCTAACGCTGCGTGGTCGAATCTTGTCGAGGAGTTTTTAGAGGCAAAGCATGACGCAGAGCAGCTCAAGACCTTTGTGAATACGATTTTGGGCGAAGTTTGGGAAGACGAATACGCAAGCAAGGTCAGCGGTGATTCATTGATGCAGCGTGCTGCTGAGGAAACGTACAAGCAGGGGTCACCGCCAGCTGAAGTGTTGTTGCTGACGTGTGGCTGCGACTGTCAAGACGACAGACTCTCGATGTCTGTCTGGGGGATCGGTAGAGATGAGGAGATGTATTTGGTGGATCGAATTGTTCTTCATGGATCACCGTCCAGGCCAGAGGTCTGGAAGCAACTAGATGAGGTGCTGCAAAATCCTTACGAGACAGAGGATGGCCGCAAGTTAAATATCGAGGTCTGTTGTATTGACTCTGGTGGCCACCACACCCAAGAGGTGTATGGCTATGCGCGAGAGCGTGCGGCGATGGGCGTAATTGCCATCAAAGGCATGAACGTCAAGGGCAAGCCGCCACTGGGCAAGCCCAGCAAGGTCGACATCAACTTCAAGGGTCGAGCGATGAAAAATGGCGCTCAATTGTTCCCTGTGGGTGTTGACGGGGTGAAGTCACTGTTGTTTGGGCGCTTGAAACACAATGATCCAGGCCCTGGATACCTCCACTTCTATCCAACTGTTGGTCCTGACTACTTTGCGGAGCTGACTGCGGAGCGTCAGGTGCTCAGATATCGCAATGGCTTTCCAGAGCGTGTTTGGGTGAAGAAAAGCCAGAGTCCAAACGAAGCGTTGGACGAAATGGTCTACGCATACGCCGCATTGCACCGGCTTTATCAGAAATATGACCGTCGAAGCATTTGGGAGCAGTTTGAGCGACGTAATGAGCCTAATAAGGCGCCTCAGCTAGGATCAAAGCAACAAAAACGGCCTAATCGCCGTAATTTCGTCTCAAGCTGGTAGTCCTGTGAACATCCCAAGCGAGATTCGAGCTGGTGACACCGTCAAATGGAGAGATGACTCTTCGACGGATGTTTTCGGCAACGAAATCAAGAGTGACGAGTGGACCCTCAAGTATTTTTTGAGGACGAATACCGCTTCTGAGGGTCACATTTCCACCGGCAGTGTTTTTGGCACTGGCTGGGAATTTACGATTTCTGCCACAGATTCAGCTGATTTTGACGCTGGAAACTGGTATTGGCAGGCAATTGCGACCAAGGACAGCGAGAAAATCACTCTTGGCTACGGCACGCTGACTGTTGAAGCGGCTCTTGAGTACTCAGGCACGCCTGGTGCATTTGATGGACGCACTCAAGCAAGGAAAGATTTAGAGGCAGTTCAAACAGCGATCAGAACTCTGATAAATGGCGGCGCTGTTCAGGAATACAAGATTGGCAACCGCAACCTGAAGCGTTACGACTTGCCTGACTTGATTCAGCTGGAGGGTCGCTTGAAGGCTGAAGTGAAGCGTGAAGAGCAGGCCGAGCTGATCGCCAACGGCCTTGGCAATCCGCGCAACATGTTCGTGAGGTTCAACTGATCATGGGTATTCGTTCGAGCGTCATGAATTTCTTGGGCTTTGGCAAGCCAGCTGCCAGAGTTTTCCGTCGTGCTTATAGCGGCGCGATGGTTTCGCGTTTGACATCTGACTGGATGTCGACGCAAGCCAGCGCTGATGCTGAGATCAGAGGCAATCTGCGCAGGTTGCGGGATCGTTCCCGTGAGATGGTGCGGAACAATCCGTATGCGCGGCAAGCGAAACGGACAACGCAGATCAATGTGATCGGCACCGGCATCAAGCTGCAATCTCAGGTGCTGCAGCTGCGTGGCAGCAAGCGGGACAACCGTATTAACAACGAGATTGAGGCCAAATGGTCGTATTGGACGCGGCCTAACGCTTGCGACTGCTCTGGTCGGTACAGCTTCCACGATTTTGAGTGGCTAGCGGCTGGCGCGATGTGCGAGTCAGGTGAGGCACTGTTCAGGATTGTGCGTCGTGCATTCGGCGAGTCCAAGGTGCCGCTGGCATTGCAGATGATCGAAAGCGATCTGCTGGACGAGTCATACAACGGCGCGACGAGCAAAAAAGGCAATGAGTGGCGCAACGGTGTTGAGGTTGATGAGTGGGGCCGCCCTGTGCGGTACGCCATCCTCACTAGGCATCCTGGCGATACATTTTTCCAAGGCAATCCTGTTCCTGACAGGAAGCACGTTTTCTTGCCTGCAGATGACGTGATTCATCTGTTTATGCCTGAAAGGCCAGGCCAGAACAGGGGTGTCCCCTGGTTCCACAGCGTGATGGCCGACGCGCATCAGTTGCAAGGGTATGAAGAGGCGGCGGTGATTCGTGCTCGCGCTGGCGCAAGCATCATGGGCTTCATCACCAACAACGAGGGCGAACTTATTGGCGATGACGTTGAAAATAGTCAGCGCATAAGTGAATTTGAGCCAGGAACATTTAAGTATCTTTCGCCTGGCGAATCTGTCTCAGTTCCTGACATTGACTCGCCAGATCAGCAGTTCGAGATGTTCGTCAAAAACAAAGTTCGGCGCTTTGCGTCAGGCTTTGGTTGCTCGTATGAGACGTTGTCTCGCGACTTCAGCGACACCAACTACAGCAGCTCAAGGCTGTCACTGCTGGAGGATCGCGAGCACTGGCGTGTTGTTCAGAAGTATCTGATCGACAACATGCACATGCGTGTGTTCCGCGAGTGGTTGAATCTTGCAGTCCTCAGTGGATATTGCGACTTTCCCGATTACGAGCTGCGCCCTGAGCGCTACCTGTCTCCCCGGTGGATGCCGCGTGGCTGGAGCTGGGTTGATCCGCTGAAAGAGGTGAAGGCTTACCGCGAGGCGGAGCAGGCTGGCTACATGACGAAGCAGCAGATCATTGCCTATTCCGGCGGTGATTTCGATGACAACGTCGCCGAGCTTGCTCGCGAGCAGCAGATCGCTGCTGATGCTTGAATCAGAAGAGCCACAGCCCACCCGCAAGCGGACAAATGGCAAACGTAAACGGAGTTGAGATCGACCTCATGCCTACTGAAGGCATGAGAGAAGAAGCTCAGCGTTATCGCGATTGGAAGGCTGAAGGTGAGGACGGCGGAACTGACGTTGCTCGCACCAGAGCCACTCAGATTTTGAGTGGTAACGAGCTGTCTCCGGACACTGTTGTTCAAATGTCCGCTTGGTTCGCGAGACACCTCGTGGACAAACAGGGCAAGGGATTTAGCCCTGGTGAAGATGGTTATCCCAGTAATGGAAGAGTCGCTTGGGCTGCTTGGGGTGGTGATCCTGGCAAGTCTTGGTCGGACGCTCGCTCAAAGCGGATCAAGGCTGCACGAGATCGGTCGGAATCTATTGAAATGGAACGGCCGTATCCCAATGAGCATGCTGCTCGTATCGCAAATCCAGGAAGATTTGATCGATTTAGGCGTCAAAATGATCGAGGTGGCGCTGGAGTCGACTTTATTTTCGGAATTATCGAGGATGAAGATCTTAGTGAGCTTCAGTCGATAAGATTCAAGGTGAGTCGTTATACGGCCAGTGAAGCTAGACAATGGCTTCGCGATAATGAGTACGAACCTCTTGAGTTCGAGCCCGCCACCAACGAGAAGGCTATGGAACCTGAAACTCAACGAGCCGCGCCCGATGAGCTGAAAGTAGGGGACTTTGTCTCCTGGAACAGCTCTGGTGGCCGTGCTCGTGGATTGATCGAGCAAATTGAACGCGATGGCAGCATCGACGTTCCAGATTCCTCATTCACCATCAACGGAACTGAAGACGACCCTGCAGCTCTGATTTGTGTATATCGCCCTGACCCAGAGGGTGGTTACATGAAGACCGAGACTCGTGTGGGCCATCGGTTTAGCACCCTGACCAAGATTGAGCCTCTTCGTGAGGCTGAGGTCCTTGAGTCTCGCAAGTTGGTTGGCGAGCGTATGCAGCGCACCGAGGCAACTGATATCCGCTCTCTTGATGAGCGGACTTTTGAGTTTCCTTTCAGCTCTGAGTACCCCGTCACGCGGTATTTCGGCACTGAGGTCCTCAGTCACGACACCGAGGCACCTAACTTCATGCGCCTGAATGATGGCGCTCCGTTCCTTTTCAACCACAATCCCGACAAAGTTCTGGGTGTGGTCGAGCGGGCCTATTTGGATGAGGACAAAAAGCGTGCTTACGCAAAAATCCGCTTTTCGCGCTCTGATTTCGCCAAACAGTATCTAGATGACGTTAAAGACGGCATCTTGCGCGGTATTTCCTTTGGCTACTCAATCGATGAGGTTGAGCAACGCGAAGAGGGTGTGCTTGCTACTAGCTGGACTCCTCACGAATTGAGCCTTGTTTCGATTCCGGCTGACCCCACAATTGGAATCGGACGTTCACTTCTTTCCGAAGAGCCTGCTATGCCTGAATCTTCACAACCTGAAGACACTACTATTACAAACGAAGCTCCTGTTGAAAAACAGGAAACTCGTTCAGCGGTCACGACCGCATCTACACCCGCTCCTGCGATGGAAGAACAAACTCCCAACCTGGAGGTGATCCGGTCGGAGGCCAAGAAGGCTGAAAAAGACCGCGTTGCCGCCATCAACGCCCTCGGTGCTCAGCACCGCATGGCAGATCTGGCACAAGAACTTGTCGATGGAGATAACTCCATTGATGAGGCTCGTGCTGCATTCCTCGAAAAACTCGGAACCCGTCAAGTGGAACAACCCATCCGTTCTGCCGATGTCACTTCCAACGATGTCGGCCTTTCTCAGAAAGAAGTCAAGCGCTTCAGTTTTGTTCGCGCTCTGAACTATCTGGCCAACCCCGCCGATCAATCTGCTCGTCGCGAGGCTGAGTTTGAGATTGAAGTTGGCCAAGCTGCTGCCAAGCAGTATGAGCGCTCCTCCAACGGCATTGTGGTGCCTAACGAGGTGCTGCGTCGTGACTTGAACGTTGGTGCTGCTACCGCTGGCGGCAACCTTGTTGACGATGTGCTGCTGAGCGGTTCTTTCGTTGACCTGCTTCGCAACCGTCTTGCACTGGCTGACGCTGGCATGACGACCCTGACGGGCATCAATGGCAACATCTCAATTCCCAAGCAAGGAAGCAGCGCGACCGCTTACTGGGTTGGAGAGGGTTCTTCCCCTACCGAATCCCAGCAGACGATCGAGCAGATCAACATGAGCCCCAAGACTTGTGGTGCTTTTGTTGACTACTCCCGCAAGCTGCTGCTGCAGTCCAGCATCGATGTTGAGCAAATGGTCCGTGATGACCTAGCTCGCGTGTTGGCTCTTGAGCTGGATCGTGTCGGCCTGAACGGTTCTGGTTCTTCCAACCAGCCTCTCGGCATCATTAATACCACTGGTATTGGCACTCAGACCATCACCACCTTCGGAACCTTCGCCGAGTACATCGGCATGGAAACCGACGTGGCAGTGGCCAACGCTGATGCTGGCAGCCTGCGTTACATCATCAACGCATCTGCTCGTGGCGCTCTGAAGAGCACCGAGAAAGCCAGCAACACTGGCATGTTCGTCTACGAAAACGACGAAATCAACGGTTACCCCGTGACTGTGTCCAACCAGCTCGCTAACAACGATGCTCTGTTTGGCGACTTCTCACAGCTGATCATGGCCATGTGGTCTGGTTTGGATCTGACTGTTGATCCTTTTGCGGGTGCAACTGCTGGCACCGTCCGCATCATTGCTCTGCAAGATGTTGACTTCGCTGTCAAGCAGCCTGGCGC